TAAAGCCCATCGCTGTTATTTGCGCCTTTGTTAATTGTGTATCAGTAATATCACAATTTAGTGTTGTTCCATTAAATGTTAATCCAGTTCCATCTGTTATCGTCGCTTGTTTACTATCTATTTGCGGTTGTATCGCGCTCGTTACACCATCTAAATATCCGTATTCCGCATTACTTACATTACCATTGACACCTATTAAATCCGCATCCAATCGTGCTAATGTTGTAATCGACGCTTGTTTTGAATTCAATGCTATTTGTACAGCTGTTGAGACAGGTTTATTTACATCACTAGTATCATCCGCATTGCCTAATCCAACCATTAATTTTGTAATACCACCAACTGTTCCTGTAAAAGTTGGACCAGCTAAGTCTGCCTTTCCACTAATATCACTAATTAAAGCTAGTGTTCCTGCGCTTGTAGGTAAGCCTATTGTGTGGTCGGAACTGTTTTTTATTGTGGGATCTTTTAATGTTTTATTTTCTAATTCTTGTGTTCCGACCTTTGTAACAACAGTAGCATTAATTGAAAGAGAACCGGTGACAGCAGCCAATTCCAAACCAGTTCCAGCAACATCTCCAGCAAGTTTAGCTGCTGTAACCGAATCGTTTGCTAATTTGGCTGCCGTGACCGCATCATCCGCAATTTTGGCAGTTGTGACATTAGCATCTAAAATCTTGGCAGTTGTGACATTAGCATCTAAAATCTTGGCAGTTGTGACATTAGCATCTAAAATCTTGACAGTTGTGACCGCATTATTGGCAATCTTGGCAGTAGTCACCGCACCATCAGTAACATGTTCAACCGAATCAACGTATGCTTTTGTAGCAGCTGATGTAGCAGCCGAATTTGTAGTAATTGCTGGTAAAGTAACTACGCCCGTGAATATTGGGCTAGCAGACGGTGCTTTGTCTGTCAATGCGCTTGTTACTGTAGTAGCATAATTATCAACCGCCGTTTTCACAAATGCAGTTGTTGCTAATTGTGTAGTATTGGTTTCTGCTGTTGCTGTTGGTGCTGCTGGTGTTCCAGTAAATGTTGGTGCTGCTAAAGGTGCTTTCAAATCCAACGCTGCTTGTTTTGAATCTAATGCGGCTTGCAATCCATTCGTTCTCGCAATAGTTAAACTTGCATCCGTTATCGTCGCTTGTTTGCTATTTATTTGCGTTTGTATTGCGCTCGTTACACCATATAAATATCCATATTCCGTATTACTTACATCACCATTCGCACCTATTAAATTCGCATCCAATCGTGCTGATGTTGTAATTGACGGGTGTTTTCCTGATAATGCGGTTGTTACTGTAGCAGCATAATTCGCATCATCACCTATGGCTGCTGCTAATTCATTTAATGTATCTAAAGCACCTGGAGCACTATCTACCAAATTATCAACCGCCGTTTTCACAAATGCAGTTGTTGCTAATTGTGTAGTATTGGTTCCTGGTGTTGCTGTTGGTGCTGCTGGTGTTCCAGTAAATGTTGGTGCTGCTAAAGGTGCTTTCAAATCCAACTCTGCTTGTACGGCTGTTGAGACAGGTTTATTTACATCACTAGTATCATCCGCATTGCCTAATCCAACCAGTCTAGGAGTTAATGTTACATTAGCGGTTCCATTAAACTCAACATAATCTTGATTTATAGTACCTGCAAAATTCGATCCGATTTTTCTGGCTGTCTCAAGTCGAGTTGCCTGAGATGCTATACCGGTTAAACCACTTGGCGCTTCAATATTTTTATGGAATGTAATATTGTCGTATATAGTAGAACTAGCAGCTGTTGCTCCAGATGTTCCAAGTTTAAGATATTTTAAAAATTCGGCTCCCAATGTTCCTCCTATTGTGGAACCAACCTCATTTGAACCTGTTAAAAATTGATTAATTTCTGATATGTTGTCCAATGCGCCCGTGATACTATTGCCTGTACCAACAATATTGGATATGCCTAGGGTATTAGCATTGATGGACGCTTCGTAACCATCGTATTTTATTCTTTCGTCACCGGATATCATTGTCGTATCGCCTGTTGTAAGGCCGGCGGTAGAAATACCACAGTGCTGTGGCGTTAAAGTAACATCTGCTTGTCCGGTGAAATCTACTGTTGCACCAACACTGTTAGATGTGGAAAGAGTACCTATGTTAGGACTTCCGATTTTTACTGTAGTTACCAATGCTGTAGCAAATGATGCTGTTCCAGTCAATGCACCTGTAAATACTACGCTGCCAGAAGTGTTATCAATGATTGTAGCATTGCTACTATCATAATAATTTCCTTTAAATCCACCTCCCGCACCTGCGGTTATTTTACCGGATATATCTATACTATCAACCACAAGACCCCCTGCGATTGTTAAACCATTTGTAAACTGGTTGTTACCATGAGAAAACACACACTTCTTATTAAAATTCATATCGGAATTAACCTCTTGTGCCGATGGGCTTGAATTATAAAGACCGTTTGTTACGGTTGCAGCGTTTCCGTTAAAAGACCCTACAAATGTGGCGGTGGTGCCGCCAATTAGTCCGGTACAATCAATATTATTCGTTCCCATCGTAAGAGTGCTTGAGATGGTGACGGCCCCCGAAACGGCCAAAGTGCTGGTGAATGTAGTTGGAATTCCAATACTATTGCTAGATACGTTATTATTAGCGCTAGGACCAGTATAAACACCGTTTGTTACGGTGTATGCATTTCCTTTAAAAGTTATACTAGTGCCGTCAATAGAGGAACCAGCCTTTAATGATAGTTTTTCGCAATTTGAAATTTGTTGGTCATTCATATTGATATTTCCGCTCACCATCAATCCCGCCAACGTTCCCACCGATGTAATATTTGGTTGAGAGGCTGTTCCCAAAGTTCCATTCAAAGTAGTCATTGTAATAACCGAACCAGATGTTCCAGTAATATCATTTGATCCCACTGTAAGAGTTCCGTTTAATGTAGTACTGTCTAATGTTTTGTTTGTTAAGGTTTGTGTTCCATCGACGGTAATAATGCCCCCTGTAGCAAGTTGTTCTTTCGTGATAGATTGCGTTCCATTGAAATTTTGGCCGGCAATAGTTCTCATATCTTTTAATTCCGTTGCGCTTGAAGCATTTCCAGTTACTTCGCCAACCAGAGAGGAACAAGTCAATACAGCAGTTGCGCCTTGAATTTCAAGATTTCCACTTGTTACTATAAGGTCTCCTCCGACATTAAGGGATGAAAGTGTCCCGACAGATGTAATACTTGTTTGCGCTGCTGTTCCCAAAGTTCCATTCAAGGTGGTCATTGTAATAGTTGAACCATTTGTTCCAGTAATATCATTGGCCCCCATAGTAATATCTCCACCCATGGTAATTCCGTTCAACGTGGCTATTTTAGTATCGGCATTAATAACGACGCTATTGTCTGCTGCTTTCAAGACATTACCATTTACATTTCCGGTTATATTACCGATTAAACTAGATACAATTGTAGGGACTGTTAATTTACCTTCAGAAGGCTTATATTTAAAATCGGCGTGATTTTTAATTTGTTGGGCGGCATTTGCGTTTGAATCATTAAATGTTACGAATCTTTCAGCGGCAGCAACATCTGTGACAATCGCAATTGTGGAAGGGACAATATCTTGAGTACCATCAAAATCAACATTTCCGATTTTTTTACTGGCAAGCAATTGAGTTGCTGTAGCTGAATTTCCCGTACAACCAGTTGAATTACCAGCGACGTCTCCGGTTATTCCACCTGTAACCGCGCCGATTAAGTCTGCTTTTATAATAGCCTTGGTATATGCATTTTGGTTTGCGTCCCATTGCGAATTTACAAATACACTTTCAATGTTTCCGCCATCAGATGGTCCTTTTATATTTCCTGTAAAATCACCGGTTAGATTTCCCGTTACATTTCCTATAAAATCACCGGTTGATGTTATATTAACAGCACTAATATTTCCGGCGGCTGAAAATGTTTCAGCACTTACAGTTTTGCCAGTAGCGGTAATATTTTCGGTTGAAGTAATACCTGCGCTTGTAATAGTTCCGGCAACATTGAGCGATAGTAAAGTTCCAACTGTAGTGATTAATGATTGTGTAGCTTGTTTGATTTGTCCATCTACATCACCCATTAATTTGTATCCAGCATTGATAGTAACATTTTTTGTAAATGTTTTTTCACCTTGGATAGATTGGTTTACGTCACTTTTAAGAACAGCGTTATCTACATTTTGATTTAAAGCATATAAGTCAATTGCAGTAGTTGGTGTGGTGGAAAACTGTATATTGTTAATTTTAACTCTTTCGGCGGTGCTGATTATTTGTTTGGAACCTACATTTAATCCTGTAATATCTTCGGGGGCAATTGATATATTGCTAAGTCCGTCAAATGGTTTTCCAGCAATTGTGACGGCTTGTCCGTTTACAGTTGCTAATTTTGTAGCTTGGGCGGCTAATCCGGATATGCTGCCTCCAATCAGACTATGGAAAGTTTTTGTTCCGTATATATCTTCGACGACAGGATTTGCAAGAGTGCCTTTGGAAACTTTGCCAGCCAAATTAGTTGTCACAGAAGTAGCATAATTGGCATCATTTCCTAGAGCAGAAGCAATTTCAGAAAGAGTATTTAATAATTCTGGCGCGCCAGTTGTTAAAGCAGTGATTGCAATAGTATTATTTGTTATATTTGTAGAATTGCTTGTTATATTATTTAATACAAGCGGGTTTTCGGTAGTTAAACCTTGAACGTCAATAACGCTTAATTTGTGTGAAATAGGAGCATCCAATTTATCCAATGTAACATTTCCAGCCAAAATTTTACTGGTAATAACCGCATCATTCTTTATTTCTGAAGAATCGACACTATTTGCTGCTAAATTATCAGTTGTGATTGTGTCGAGTGCGATAATGCCAGTGGCGCCACCTGAAACGGAAGCTATGACAAGTTGGGTTGAACCAACAGAATTGGCTTGCAATTGATTTATATCGATTGAATTGGTGGCAATTTTAGAATTATTAATCGCGTTGTTGGAAACCGTAACAACACCTTCGTTGTCCATTGTTATATCGCCGGTAAGAATTCTGGAATTAAATCCAGCACCATTTCCAATTAATAATTGCTTGTTTGAAACAACTTTAGCAACGACATTATCAGAAGCCCCTGTATTATTTACTAATAGAGCATTTCCGTCGATTTTTTGTATTTTGCTAAGTATAACATTGTTATCGGCAATCTTAGCGGAAACGATTGCGCTGTCAGCTATTTTAGCGGTGGTTATGTTGCCGTTTAGAATTTTAGAAGAAATCACACTATCGGCGGCTAATTTGGCGTGTGTTACATTGAGGTCTTTTATATGAGTTGTCTCAACCGCGTTGATTCCCAATTCGTTTGATGTAACGGCGCCATTATCTATTTTAATAGAAGTAACTTTTCTATCTTCAAGTTCTGTTGTTCCAATAGCACCGGGTCCAACGTTTGATTGTTTGATTTCATCGGCTAAGATGTTTTCAGAAATAATAGTATTGAACGCAATATTTCCAGAACTACCGCCAGTAATTGTTTTGGTAGCAATTTCGGCGTGAGTAATGTCTTTAGCTTTAATTTTGTCTTTTGTAACTTGTTGAGCTCCAATTTTAGAGGTAGTTATAGCATCAGCAGAGACAGTGACTTCGCCTAAATTATTCATAGTTACATCACCGGATAATTCGCGAGCATTAAATCCATTACCAGTTCCAATTAAAAGTTGTTTGTCCAAAATAGTAACACTACTCAAAACACCAGTATCGTTGTCATTTCTAGCAACAATTGTATTGGGTGCTACATCTTGAATTTTGGAAAATGTTATATTTTTATCTGCTATTTTACTCGTTGTTACATTAAGAGCTTTTAAATGTGTAGTTTCAATTGCGTTGGAAGCTAATTCAAATTTGGTAATAGCATTTTCGGCAATTTTTTCAGATGTCACATTTCTATTTTTGATTTTAGCAGTTTCAACCGAATTGGAAGCCAATTTAACGGCGGTGATATTTGAATCTAAGATTTTATCAGTTGTGACACAATCATTTGCCAAATCGCCTACGACAATTGTATTATTGGCAATTTTAGCAGAAGTGACAGAATTATCGATAAGCTGGTTTGTTCCAATTGAATCTGCTTTCATTTTCGACAATGAAATTTCATCATTTTTAATTTTATTATTTGTAACGGCGTTTACGGCGATTTGGTCTTCTGTTACGGCGTGATAAGCAAGTTTATCAGTAACGACTTCTAAGTTTGCGATTTTATTTCGCGTAACTGACGAAGTTCCAAGAGCATTACTATCTACCGCACCAGCAGCAAATTTACTAGTGGTTACATTTCCATCTGTAATGTTTATAGCAGTGATAGAACTGGTGGCCATTTTTGCGCTAGTAATACTTTGGTTTAATATATTTTCGCTTTGAACTGCATTGTCGGCCATTTTTGCGTTGGTAACGCAATCGTTTGCGAGATTTGTTGTATTTACGCATTGTTGAGCTAGTTTTATGCTTGTTACATCCCCGTCTTTGAGTTTAGAGGTGGTAATATTTTGATTTAATATTTTGGAAGTGGTAATAGAATCATTTAAAATGTTATTTTCTTGAACTGAGTTACTTGCTAAATGATTATTAATAACTTGACTTTGTCCTATTTTCAAAGATGTTACGGAACCAGTAGCAAGCTTATTTTGATTAATAGCCAAATCGGCAATTTTATTGGTGGTTACTTGTTGTGCCGCAATATGATTTGTCGTGATAGAATTGATTGCGATTTGCAATTCGCCTATATTTCTATCAGCAATTTTGGAAGTGGTGATTTCACCAGCGGCGATTTTATTTCGAGTAATTTCAAAATCTTTAATATCAATTCCTAAAATTTGATTTAAATTAACCGACCTTGGGGTGTTTGGATCAAAAGAAATTAAATCAGTTTTTACCGCGGTTGCGTTGACTTTACTAATAAGGTCAGTAGCAATATTATCTGGATCCCCAAGTGTATCAGCAATCTCTTTTAAAGTATTCAATGTGCCTGGAGCACCATCGATGAGATTGGTGATTGCGGCATTCATTTCAGCGGTACTTACAGCATCTTTTCCAGATGTTACATATTTTCCGGAGGTTAAGTCATACATAATGAATTCTCCATCAACAGGTGTTGTAGGGAAATCCATAATATCCGACGCCCGGATATTTTGGGAGTGAGCCCTCGCTTCGTAACGCGTTCTAGCATTTCTTCGGAACATTATGTATTTATCTAATATTTTTTTAAAAACATAATTATGAAAAAGGACCAAGTGGTCTTTGATTATTCTCAACGGTTAATCGTTTTGGCATAACAAAAGATGGTCTTTCAAAAAATTTAGTGGTATTATTTCGACTGTTAATACTTGGATTAAATTTATAACTTTTAGGTTTTACTAAATTTGTAGCGCCGATGCCAAATAAATTACTCTCTATATCGGCGGTATTATTTGAAAGAACGTGATTGTTATATCCTCCGTGCAATCCTTGCATAATAATTCCTAAATCAGGAATAGCAGTATCATTTCTTAAATGCGTTTGTTTATCTACCAGTGTATTATGTATTCTTTCTTGTCTTGTTTTGTCTTGACAATACATTTCAAATGAATTTTTTAAATTAGTACTTGTCATTATATAAAATATAAAACATTTTTATTAAAGTTATTTTTTTAATAAAAGCATAATTGTATTATAATTTTCCTCCATAATATCTTTGTATTTGAAAAAATCTTGCAAACAATTGTGGAATAAGTGAAATAAATCAAAATTAAACAAAACGTATAATTTACTTATATCATCTCTTATAAGCCAAGCTAGATGTTTTTGATTGGATGCTGCTTCAAAAATATTTTTGAAAGAAGTATTATCCTTTACTTTATTGTATAAAATAACCATTGCTTTATCTAATTCTTTATCGTCATATTCTTTTAAATTAAATACTTTTAAGAATTCTTTTCTATATTGAGTATCTCCGATATCATTATCCTCGCAATTATGATAGGTTAATGTGTAATTGCTATTATAATATTTTTTGGTTTCCATCTCTATGAATAAATATAATTAGATATTTTTAAATATATTTATTGTTTTCTTTTAAAATAATCTTGGTCTCTTGTTAATTCTCTGGAAGGAAGGCCACCGCGAATCCATCCGTTTGCTGCAACACCTTCTACTAAATTAGCAGGGTTTTGTATTGTAGCTTTTAAAGAAGGGACTAATTCGACGTCAGTGTTTCTATGCGATTTTTCAGTCACTAATCTGCAACTTTTTTGGTCTCTAATTTCACCACCTTGTTGTAATTTAGATTCTAAAACAGCGTTATGAGGTCCTTTTCCTAAAAATGGTACAGTTAAAAACTGTCTTTGTTGCAATGTAATTCTACATTTTGGGTTAGTTTGAGTTCCTCCAATTCTTAAATCGGAATCATTATCAATATTACAACTATCCGCAACACCGTGTCCTGCGCCAATAAAAACATTTGGTTGTTGTGTAGCGAAATTTATTTGATTACTTAAGCCACAATCTTTTTCAAAATGGTTTTGTGTTAAATAAGAACCGATTTTGTTATTTTGCAAATCTCTTGCTGAAATACCACAAGTATCATCGCCAAGTCTTGATAAATTATCAAAATTAAAACTATGTGTTGTCGCCATTATATATTTTATTATAAGATAAAATATATATCCAATTAATTAATAATAAACACCATTTACACGCCTATTTATTTTTGAACATTGTTCCATGTCACCTTCTTTACAAGAAGGCATGCCGCCATAACAAAATTCAGCGAAAGCTTTTTGCCCGTTAGGAATGGTTGTATTTGGCATAGAATGAAAATTTCTCATATTATTTTGAAAAGATAAATTATCTCCTAAATCCCTGAATAACCTGTCGTCATTTTTCGCCTTCTCATTTATTTGCTCTTTTATTTTTGTATTGTAAGCTGGTGCGGCTTGTTTTCTATTTGGATTATCCTTATAATCGGTCATCATAACATTCATAAGTGGGTTCTTAACAGTTGGGTTTGTAAATGTATCTTTAAATACTTCTAAAAATTTAGTATTTCTTGATCCTTCAAACCCTTCTTTATGTGCTTTCTTTTTTAAATTTTCTTTTTCTTCTTTTTCAAACTGAACCTTATATAATATTACAACCACAAACAAGGTAATTATACTTGTTACTAAAAGTTTTATTGATTTAGTTAAAATAAATCCTAAAAGTGTTAATAATATAATACTTCTGGTAGTCGCGTTTAATTTTTCAGATAAGGATAGTTCTTTGCTAGGCCATAGTTCTTTTATATGATCTTTATCAAATAATACTAGGGGATTGTATAACCAAAATTCACTCATTAATAATATATAAACTATTATTATTTTTTATTTTTCTTTTTCTTCTTCTTTTTCTTTTTCTTTTTTATTTCGGTCGTTGCGTTTCCATCTAAAGGTCTCATACTCTTTTCCATTTTTTCGTTCGAATTGCCAGTAAAAGTGCTATTTGTATAATCTGATTTTTTCATATTTTCTTCTCTTATTTTCTGTAACTTAGCTTGTTGTAGTTTGCGTTGTTGTAATTTTGCCAACATACGCTCGCGTTGTTTTGCGCCTCTTATATTTCTATTTAAATTTGCTTGCATTGCATTCAAATTTATCTTTTGTTTACCCATCGCACCCATTCCACCAGGGTCTCCCATTCCCATTTTTTTCAATAAAGCTTCCATATTTTTTACACCCGGAATATTTTTCATTTTACCCATTAATTGACTTGCTTCTTCCATTAATTCACTTTCTTTGATTTCGCCACTTTTAATTTTTTCATCTAATTTTGAACCAACTTTTTTCACCATTCCTAGCAATCTACCCGGGTTTTTAAAGAGTTTTTCGAATACTTTATTTACATTCGCATTATCTTGGTCTTCTATGTCAATATCTAATTCATTTGCGGTTTCTTCTGCTATTTCAGCAGCCAATGAACCTAGCTTACCTTTTAACAATCCATTTATATGCTCGTTTATATCCTCAGGATTTGGAATATTTGCCGATATATCTTTCCCATCAACGTCATTATTACTCGTATCAAATAATCCCGACATACCGTGAATAGTCTCTTCCAATTTTGTTTTGAATTCATCTTCGTTGATCGCTTCAAATAATTTGGCGGTTTCTCCAAAAGAATCGGAACCAGTTAATGTTCCAGATATTGAAAATAGTATCAATTGTAAATATTTCCATAACGTATCCTTGGTTGCTTCGCTAATATTTTGTTCGAAAAAATATTTAAAATCGATATTTGGTAAAAATCGTGTGTTTATTTCTTCTGATTTAAATATTTCTTCTTTTTTATACAAAATATCAAAAAATCTACCAGGAAAAACTTCACAGCAATGTAAAAATAATTTATTATCAGATACATCTCCTTCCAGTATTTTAACTTCTTCTCCCGTCATTTCCTCTTTGTATTCGGGGAAAGTTGTCAATAGATCAGTTAATAAATCTTTAATTATTTTAAAAAATTCTTTTGGGGGTTCTAGAAATTCTAAATTTGTTTTATTGTCGTCCATTTTAAATATAAAAAGCTTTTTTCTTTTATATTTAAACTAGCATTAATTATAATATAAATTTGACATCGTAGTCAAATTTTGGAAATATTTTATTGCTTTCGAGCGGTCTTCGCCACTTAGTGAATTCCATAACTTTTTTAAATCATTTGCCCATTGAGCTGTTTCTTCTACATTTCCTCCATACTGAGTTACTTCCTTTTCAAAATTATGATTAATAAAAAAATCATCATCTCCTTTTAGTATTTTAATGCCATACACTTGAGTAATATACTTATACCAACCTTCAATCATTTTTTTAGGATTATATTTTGACAACGTTTCTACCATTGTTTTTCCTGCGCGAACATCGTTGTTCTTCGGAAAAATAATTTTTAAATCGCTATAAAGGTCTACTATATGCTCATTGAAAGCCTTAGATATATGTTTTTTTTCCATAAATGTATATTAAATATGTAATTTATTTTTAAATATTTAATTTAATATATTATTGATTAAATGAAAAGTTTTTTTCTTCAGGAATTTTTGGAGGTGGAGCAGCTGCATTTCTAGATGCTTGGTATTGTTTTATTGCATTTTCATCCATTTTTTCTTTTACATAATCTTCTGGCGGAGTGTCTATCTTGATTTTATTGTTTAATTTAACAAATGAATGCATTTGTCTTAAACCTCCTTCCCCTTTAACTCCCATATCGTCAGACGATTGATCCAAATACGAATAATTATCAGACATTGCCGTTCCCATTTCACCATGAAAACTATATGCTAAAGGTTCGTCGTCATTTTTTGTTATTGAAGCACTTTTTCTTTCTTTATCGAAGTCTTCCCTAAAAAAGGTTATTATTTCATCGCCAAATAATACTCTATTTCCCTGATGCATTAACAATAAAGCAGGAACTCTTGAAATGCTGTTTGGCAACAATACCGATTCGCCAGAGTCTAATAATATTTCTATTTTTCCTTTATCATTTTGAGTTCTTTTATCTATTGGTAAAAAGTGTATATAATCTTTCACAACACTTCTGCTTAATATTTTAATAATTCTATCGCTGTTTTTACAATATTTACTGTAGTACATAATTTTATCTTTTGTCATATGTATTTTATAAAGTTTTTGTAATATAAATTATAACTAATTAATTGAATATATTTAAATATAATTAACTATATATAAATAAATATGTCTCAGTATATCGAAGAAGAAAAAGAATTCACTCTTCCAAAATGGAATCCTATTATTAATAATAATGGAAAGGTAAAAGGTATTTTAAAATTTACATTGTATAATACTAATGTAAGTATCGCAAATGGATTGCGAAGAACTATTTTGGCAGACATTCCTAGCGTCGTTTTCAAAGATATAAACATTTCTCAAAACACTACACAATTTAATAATCAAATACTCACACAGAGACTAAATTGCGTGCCAATTCATATTGACCCCGAATTAGACGTCGGTGAATTGGAGGTTGTAATCGATATGGATAATAATACAGATAAACTAGTATATATTACAACTGAAGATATTCGAATTAGAAATACTAAAATAGACAAATGGTCTTCTGAAAAAGAACAACGGAAAATATTTCCTCCCAATTCATTTACAAAAGAATATATTCTACTTTCAAGATTAAAATCTAAGATTTCTACTGAAATACCAGGGGAATCATTAAAATTATCGGCTAAATTTGGAATTAGTACGCCAAAAGAAAATGGTGCTTATAATGTTGTATCTACTTGTTCTTATGGATTTACTCCAGACAAAGTTCTCAATCATCAAAAAAAACAAGCATATGAAACAGAATTACAAAGTAAAGATCTAGACCAAAAAGATATTGATAGTCGTCTTGAGAATTGGGATAATCACGATTTTAAAAGACATTTTGTAGAGAATTCATTTGATTTTCAAATAGAAAGCGTCGGACATATGTTAGAAAGTAATATCGTCCAGAAAGCTTGTAATATTATTAGTAGTGGTCTCCAAAATATAATTGATAATAAAGAACCAAACAATTGGTTGTTAAAAGCTGATGAAGTAGCCGTCAAAAATTCTTTCGATATTGAAATTCAAAACATTGATTATACATTGGGAAAGATTATAGAATTTGTCATTTATCAAGAATATTTCAAAAATCAAGGTGTATTATCTTTTTCAGGATTTTTGAAACCACATCCCCACGACGAACATTCTATTATACGAATTGCTTTCAAGAAAGATAAGGATAGTTCCGAAGAAACCGTGGAAGATATACTTGTAAGTGCGTGTAAAATAGGACAACAGATTTATTCTTCTATTTATAGCGATTTCGATAAATAAATAATATGTTAAATTTAAATATATTATCTATTAATTTTCTATCATATTTTCTTCAACTTTAATATTTTTTTGTTTATTTTGATAATTAACAATATGCATTAGTCTGGCTGGTTCCAACTCGTTTACATATTCAATTACCTTTGACATATTTATATAATCGCCCATACTTTTATATTCATTCAAATATTTTTGATGTATATGATACATATGTGTTTTATACTGATATGGAAATTCTTTTACCGGTCTTTCTTTCCTCATATAACACATCATATAACTTTTAAATAAATTTCGTGTATATGAATGCAGATGAGACCTTAATATTGTAAACGTATCTTTCAATTCTGGAAAATACGTAAGATATTCTTTCACCTTTCCTTCTTTACGTAACCTATAATATGTATATTGAATTTTAGTAGAATTCCCTTTCAAAAATCGAATTTTTTCATATTCTGGATTTCGAAACTTAAATCTCTCATTATCACAATTTATCATATATCCCGTAAAATCATAAGATTCTAACATATTATTCAAATTTCTAAAATAATCCCAACTATTATTCCCATTATTATCGCTTACATCATATATTTTTGGTTTAATAATCTTTTCCACAGTTGGGGATTTTACATATAAATGCAACTGATTTGTAAAAGAATGCCTCGATACAACAACTGGCTCATTTTCATTTGATTTATCGTCTCCATTTGTTAAATATATATTCGTCAATATCGCCTTTTTTTCTGTAATCGGACATACAATCTTATTATCAGGATGTTGCAAAATAAAACTATATGAAAAATGCTTGTCAAAATCTTCAAATTCAAGCCCCATTTCATTCATTGTGTCTAAAAACATATATCTGAATGTCGTGTCGTGGTCTTGATTAAATTTACATCTTGCTCCAATGTTGCTTCTTGTCAAAATTTCCCAATCATCCGCAATTTGGTCCCAATACAAATTTATCATCGTTCCTTCGCAAATTTCTTCAATAAAACATTCTTTCACATCATACCGTTTTTCTAATTCATCCACATTCATTGATATGCTTTTTGGCGGGGCATAACTTACAACTCTACCTTCGTCATTTACCAATACCGACCTAAACCTCCCTACTGTTTTTTCCGTATCTTTGTTTAAATTATTTCTATTATATTTGATAATATGATATGGTCCATAATGTTTTACTATAAACCCCCTTTCTTCGGCATATGATTTATCGCTTATAGCTAATTTTAAATCTGCATATTTTCGCAATTCATAACTCATTTGATAATAATATTAATATCTTTTTAAACTATTATTATTAATGTATTTTCATTTAGAATATAATTTCTGATATTAGTATAAGATATAATGGCAAGTGAAAATATAAAAGAAGAACTCAGCGAATTTGAACCTGCTTTGGGTATGATTATACAAATCGTTGCACCGTCTGATGAAAGATTCCATAAAAAATTATTTTTAATAGATTATTTAGATAATGATTTAATGAAAATTATTGATGAAAGTTATACAACCCATAAATTAAGTATTATAAATGGCGAATTAAGTGAAAAAAGTATCCAATATATTGTTACTATAAAAGAACCTCTTGAAAGCGGATACGCAAAACTTAATGGTATGACCCTTGGAACATGGTGGAGTATCGAATATAACCCTCGCGGCGAAAATGGATTACCTGCGATATATAATGGAGAAATAACTAATTTAGATGAAGATCAAATTGAATTTTCCATTTTAAATGATGAAAAAGAAGAAAAAGATATAATATATATTGATTTTGAATACAAAGGAATTCCCCTCGATATGCCAGTTAAATTTTATAAATTATCTAAACCAAATATTTCAACAAGCGTATCTAGTATATCTGAAATAACACAAGAGGATGATTTTGATATAGACAACGTCGATTTCGATGAACCAGTTATTGATTCTGAAGGCATACGGGAAAAACAAAAAGAATTTATAATACAAGCCAATAACATTGAATTTCGTATTTTAGAAGAAACAATTGTAGAATCAATTGAAAAGGCAGAAACTGAAAAAATTTATGACATCACCGACCAAACAGATGATTTATTAAATAACTTACTTTCTACTATAAAATCAAATGATAGAACTCCCAAAAGACTCGAACAAGTTAATATAATTATAAACAGATACAAAGAATTAAGAAATAACTTTTCAAACTTTGACCCTTTGGGTAATAGCAATTCTTCAAAAAAATTCGGACACGAATATAGACCTATTGTAGAACAACTTAAAAGTTTGTCTAAGAATATTAATTGGGTAATTCCCATCGTCAAAAATAAACAAAACATATATTTTGATAAAAAATTAAGTGATGAAACTATTGAGAACGATATTATTCCAAAAAACAGTATTTCGTTTCAAGATGATTATGATATACAACAATCGTATTTAAAACGTAATATAGTTGAAGGTATAAATAAATATGATTATTTAACTAATTCAACATTTAAACCCAATTTTACTAACCCCGACGATAATCGTAATATCGTGTCTCTTATCGACGGCGATAATAGTAAAAAAGCCAAAACAAATCTTTTTACATATGTTGACAATTTGGATGATGTATATTCTAGTTCAATCGATAATAATAATAACATTCAAAAAGGCCGATTCAATACAAGTGTTTATAATACCCAATTCAACCGATTAAATCATATTCAAAAAGATATTAATGAAATTGTTTTGTTAAAAAAAGGACAAACTGTTCCTATTCACGGGTTTATGATTTTTCCATATTCTCACGTAAATTATTCACAATCTACTTTTAAACAAACTAGCATTTTAAAAAAAGCAAATTTGAATTTAACGCCTTTTAGGTTTTTTGATTTTTTATACAAAGAAAAATTTATTGATACAAATTTTATAAAAACAAATGAATTCAAAGCAGACCCGATATTACAAAAATCAAATGAGAATTTTTTAAAAAATATAAAATTGATTTATTTTGATGAACACTTGTCATATGAAGACCGTAATAAAGAACAAAACTTTACCGATTTATTAAACTCTATTTTTCCTCAAATAAAAGAATTATTAGAATCGATGAACTTTGATGGATGTGTCTCATATGAAAGATTACTTTTCAAATTGCAGCCCTTTTTTATAACAAATAACCACATTACATTCCAACAATATCAAAAAATTACTGAAATTATAGAAAATGAAATTAATTATTATAGGAAAACCAAATCAATGTTAATTAAAAATTGCAACGAATATTTACAAAACTTACCAGATAGTTATATATCACAATCTGAATTATTAGATATTATACCCGATTTAGATGATGTAGAATACTCGCCAACCGCGGATTATTCCGAACCTCAACAACAACAACAAGTAATTCTTGATAAATCTGTTAAGAATGCTTATGATATAAAAAAAACAGACCAACCGAGTGAATATTTGTATAAAACTTTAAATCTAGATAATTCTAGATATTTATATGATGCTTGTGTTTTTTCACAATTAAACCTCTCTAATGACATTAATATTGAAGATGTTGTTGCTGAATTAAAAACTAAAATTGAAGCAGTTGATATGAATTTAATAAATTATCCTGCCGATGAATGTGGTCCCAAAGTTTTATCAAAACGATATGCTAATATCGAAAATTTGATGGATGAAGAATATGAAGCATATTTCGATACAACTTATGATGAAACGCGATATGATATTTATAATGAATTAAATCATATTAATACTATTTCTGATAAACAACAACAACGCAAGATGTTAATCAATCATTTAATTACTGAAATAGAAGTACCAGAAGACGATGCCATTTTACAAGCCGAAAGTATGATAGCTGGTAAGAAAAAAATAAAAAACGGACATTATGCGGTTTTAGATGATGGAACGGGTGATTTCAGATATTATGTGCGACAAGACGGTGTATGGCAAATGGACGAAGAATTGTCCGGGTTATCGCCAGAAGAAATTAATTTTTGTAATACTAAAAACAGTTGTATCAAAATTAAAGATAAATGTACGAGTATTGCCAAATCACAAGAGGAAGCACAATTAGATTTGATGAAAGATATGTTGAATAAGGTTCAAAATGAACTTGTTAAAAATACAGATGAAATGAAAATGTTAATCAAATCAGACCTGCAAAAAGATTTAAAAAGAATTATCATATTGAAAAACTATATTGAAAAAAATACTTATAAATTTGATAAATATAAACACGATATTGCTATGTTATTTAACTCGTTGGATTTAATTCGTTCTCCAAATATAGATTTACGAGACCAAGTATTATCTACACAAGATATAGTTCAAAAATTTGAAAGAATTATTAAATTTAAAGAAAAACATTGTAGAGAAGCTAATTTAGAAAGCGGGGATGACACCAATTGGTATTATTGCAATATCACAACCGATAAAAGTGTGAAATTATTACCAACATTTATGTACGAATTAGCAGTAAGTTTCAACACCAACATTGATTTATATATTTACACATTAGAGCAAATAAAAAAGGAGCGAGGTAAAATCAGTGACGACGGTGATAAAATTATTGATAAATATAGTGGATATGAAATATGTAAAATAGAATATTCTACTGACGAAGGGTTTGAAAAATCAGGTGCTAAAAAAATAAGCAGAGGAGTATTAGATACATCTAGTGAAAAAAAAATGGAAGAAGAAAGACAAAAATTACTAGAAGGCAGAATTGATACAATTGATTTTGAAACAGAAGAAAGAGTAGATAAAAAAGAAGAAGCACTCAATGTATTTGTAGAATATATGAAAAAAGTTATACCCGCGTTGGATATGCATTTGGGTATAAATACATCACCAAGTCATCAATTTATAGAAAATTATGTAATAGATTTGATGGATAAAAAATTGACAAGCGCGTCTGGTTATGAAAAACAATTAAAAGTAAATCCTGATTTGAAAACATATAAAAAATACAAAGGAGAATTTTTCTTATATTCTTTATTAGGAATGTATGCCGTTGCGATTCAAACCCAAATTCCACATATTAATAGGGGGACCGGATTTTCAAAATGTGTTGAAAGTTTTAAAGGGTTTCCATTAGATAAAGGCAATGATTTTTTACACTATTTAATTTGCGTATGTATTATTTTACGAGGGCCAAATAAAAAGGCAGAATTCCCATTTGTATTACTTCCAAAATATAAGGAAAAGAAAAAACTAGAAAACGAATTAAAACACGTGAAAATTTTAAAATCTTTTATATCTGACAAAATCCTTTCTATTCCAGCAATAAAAGATAAATTACAATCAAAAATAGAATTTTTACAAGATAATGTATATCAAATAGAACAGGAAATGCATTTTGATTATAAAAACTGGACTACATTTCTTCCGCCATTGGTAGAATTTAATATTGAAAAATTAATAAGTCCTAATAAAGATTTTGAAAATATATTAATGAAATCATTTTCCGATAAAAATCTAGAAGAAAATAACAACTATATTCTAACTCTAATATCCAAAATTCGAACTTTTTCTTTAAGCGTCCAGGAAGATATACAGAGAATTATAAGTGAAAGGCCTGTTGATTCCTTGTTTTTGAAAAGTCAAGATGGTTCTACCGTTTTTTTAGAAAATGCTTGCTGTAACGAGACAAATGATTCGCCGTATAAATATTTTATCGATAATCAAAAAAATCAAGATATAAAAAATCATAATGAAGAAGTATTTAAATTATCTAATATTTATAATAATTATAAAAAACTATTGAAAGTGCAATTGTTATATTCTCCGGAAAATACCAGACCTGTCAAATTAACTATGACAAAAGATTTTACTGAAAATACAATTTATCTTGCCTTTATAAAATACTGCAAATTTAACAGCAATACTATTTTATCAGAAGAATTAAGAGATTTGTGTCATACCAACATAAGCGAGTTTAAACCTTTGCAATCACTTGAAGAAAAAATCGATATTCTTAAATCTGAAAATCATAATTATAATAGGACATCGTTGAATAATTTATTAACAATACTTGGTAGAAATAATCTGCAACATATTGAGAAAAAAGAAATAATTTCTACGAAAATTCAATTTGAAAAAATTACAAATACTTTCAAAGATAATTTTTCCATAAAAGATATTTACACTGAATTAAATAGTTTGTTAGATAGGTATGATATTTCATACGGTGAAAAAACCGATGTAGTTGTTACAGAACTTCTTTCAAAATTAGATAGTGAAACTGATAAATTATTAAGTAATTTAAATTCCTTTTTAAGTAATAAACGCAAATCAAATCCTCAAAAAAAAATACTAAGAAATTTAAAAAATGTTAAAGATATACCATTGGATGATGTTAAAAAAGGTGGGGTTAAATATATTTCAAAAGAAGATGAAAATTCTCATTTTTTATACCGGTTTTTGTTAATGATTTCAAAACAAATAGCAAATGATTTTCCTATAAATTTAATACAAACAAAGAAAAAATCTTCAAAAATAGAATGTCCTCTTAGATGGGAATTTTCTCAAAGTCATTTTAAATCACTTGAAAACTCTCTTTTTAAAGAATTGGAAGGTTTAAATCAATTCCGCGCTGATGATGAATTAAATGAGATATTGAAATCTGTAGTTAAAGAAAACGTAGATGCCATAACTATATTTGAAAATATTCCATTCTTTTCAAGATTGGGCGAGATGAAAACCATTTTTGACGGTCCTGTTATACAAAAATTATCGTATTATATGTTTTTATCAATTTTGAATTCTTATACAACTATTATTGAACGTAAATTTGGTATTGTAGAAAATATGAACCGTATTGAAACAGGCAAAGCATTGGGGAAAAAAGCATATTTACAAAATAAAGTTACAGAACTAATGATTGTTTACTTGAATATCATTAAATCTTATAAATCAAATTTATTCTTAAATAGATTTCAAATAATGGAAAAAGTTAAAAAAGAGATTGAATATGAAAGAGCCGAAGTTACTTCAAAATATGCAACCTTAACCGACGATGAAAAGGACGTAGAACATTTAAAACAAAAACATAAATTAGGAGAATGGAGTGTTGGTGCTACAAAGGCTATTTTCCAATACGACCAGGAATATACAGAACAACAAATGGCAAATCTAGAAAGACGAACTTTGTTAGAATTTCAAGCAGGAAAAGAAGATAATGTTTCGATGGATAGAGTTCAAGCTTTAGATTTATCAGAAGAGGTTGATAAACTATTGAGAGAGAGAGAATCACAACAACTTATTAATGCCGAATATGATACAAGATTGGTATTTGGCGAAGATGAAGACCAAGATGATTTGGAACAATATGACATGGGTATGGGGGGATATTAATTGAATTTAAATTATTTATATATGAATAATTTAAATATGGAATTACAAGAACATTTAAAAATAGCACCTTTGCTAGAAATTGCTAATAATGAGTTAGCTATTTTATACGCAAATGATTTAATACCTGGTGATATATCTATCTGTTTTACCGTAAATACTATGAACCAACGACGTAATGTAACTAACGGTCTATTTAAAAACAAGCTGATGAAAACAAAACCGTATTTAACATTTAGTCATAATTCAATGAAAAGTTCATCCGATATTTATAAAATACTCAATACATTCTTATCAAGCGATATTATGAAAAATGTCAAATTGCCTGATAATTTATCTATAAAGTAATTTAGTTGAAAAAAAAAATATAAATATTTATATAATTCATTATGAACTATCGTTCTTACATTCGACAAAATTTAACATCTGTTTCTATTCTTATTTTTAGTTTATGTTTTATTGGCATACAACTTAAAGAACCTAATTTTTTATATAATAAGGGAAAACTTCGACAATTTGGCATTGGAACTAAAAATAAAACTATATTACCAATTTGGTTATTAAGTATGATTTTGGGTATTTTTAGTTATTTATTTGTATTGTGGTATTTAACTTATCCTAAATTCTATTAAAATTTATAATATTAAATAAATTTTAATTATTTAAGTCCTCTTTTTTTCATTTCTTTTGCTTTTCTTAATTCATCTTTTACTCTCCCTGCTGCTTTATCTCGATATTTATCAGAATTTATGCAATTTTCTATTCCCAATATCGAATTGAATGTTGAAGATATGGTTAATGCCATGCCCAATACTAACCAGCAAGCGGTTCCTATATAATCTTTAATTACTACTAAATTCCATAATTTCCCTTTATTCGAATCCCAATCGCTTCTCAGCATATTTCCATTTCCCGCAATTTTTTCTAATACGCCATCAAATCCTTCTTTATTCGGTGTTAAAAGATTTATAAATGACGATTTATCTTGATATACTTCTTTCAATAAAGAATTTGTATTATCGCCCATTGGTATTAATACTTTATTCATTGCCGATTTTGCTTGTAAAGCAACCACCATGTACCCAAATGTATTTGAAAACGGCGACTTAAATCCAGGAAAAAAGAATAATAACAATATTAATATGCCCATATACATTACATTTGACATTACTGTATATCCTACTACAGGTCCCATTTGCGACTCTCCGCAATGTGATATTGATAATTTAACATTTGAATTGATTTGAAGTATAAATGTAAATACTACTAAAGCTACTGTTAATGGCATAACCAATAACCCATTTCTTACTCCAAATCTATCTGCTAATACAAAGCGCATTATAAAATAAATAAGTAATAATGCGGAAAACATAGTTAATAGAATACCCGAACTTGGTTGTGGCCTTTCTTCATTGTTTTTTTTCGCGCTCATTTATACTTAATATGTATAATTTTTTTTGATTTTTTAGCTTTATTATTTAAGAATGCCAAGTTTGATTGAACCCGGGACTAAATATTTTTTTAGTGAAACTTTAAAAAACGTTAATATTGAAAGAAATCGTACAAATACTTTGCTATTCAATTTTTCATTGTTAATCATGTTTATTATAATCGTCTATGGTATTCTATCTTTTAGGAAAAAAAATAAACCATCGATCGATGAGGTGAAAAAAAATGAAATTTTGAAAAAAGACTACCTGTTAAACAAAGTTAAAATTTTACAAGAAAAATCTAAAAAAGAGTACGATACCATGATTACAAAATTACCACAATTTGAAAGTGATTTTGAACTGCTGCATAAAAATTTTTATAATACTTAGTATATAAATGCCCACTATTTTGGAGAAATACAATAAATATTATAAAAATGAAAACGAGTATCAAGAAAAGATTGATAAGAAGATTTTAGATAAAAAACGAAAAGATGATAATTGGCCTTACCCAAAAGACGAAGAATATAAACCCAATTTCAAACTAACTAGCAATATCAAAAAGGAAGTTAAAAAAATAACAAGTAATCAATCAATGACTTTTTCTGTTAAAAATAGAGTTTTAGAAGCAACTTGTAACACTGAAGACAAGTCCAAATGTAGCGAGGAAATGTCTATACCCTTGCCTACCGTATACCAATTCGACGAAATTAAAAAAAAATTAAGAAATAAGATTGAATTTATTAAAAAAGAAATTATCCGATGGAAATTAAATTTATTATATAAATTAGACAATGAAGATGTTGTTTTGAGAGAATTCGAACAACTAAAAGAACAACTTTCTTTTAATCAACAAAAACTTAAAAAAATCATATCCATACAAAAGAAAAAAATCATTTTTACCGTAGATGTCAATGGCGAACAAGAAAATTCTAATTTAAATGATATTGTTGAAAAATATACCAAAAATATTAATGAAGAAAAATATAAATTCAAAAATTTAATACAAGATTTTAAAAAAGATACTACCGAAACTTCCGTTTTAGATGCTGCTATGGAAAAATATATGAAAATAAAAGATTCCATCGATCAAAAACGCGAAATAGAATATAAATTAGGAAACATTGAAGTTGAAAATCATGTTAAAAAAATGCTTAGGGGCGAAGTTGAAGTAACACACATATTAATTAAAGAAAAACTTTCTTATAATAACCTTGAAATAGATGATAATTAAAGTTATAATAAATTTATATAATATATATATGAATTTATTCAATACCATTAATTTACCTATATTTATCATATCTTTAGCTATAGGTGTATTTGTTACTTATATTACTATACCAAATACCCAAAAAATAATTGTTTATCCAAATCCTAATAACATCGACCAACTCTTATATAAAGATCACGCCGACAACTGTTTCCAATTTTCTTCACAAGAAGTTAAATGCCCTAGTGATGAAAGTAAAATTCAGTCTTACGAAGTACAATAAATTTAAATTATATTGCCACATTATATATGTATATTAGACGACTTATTTACAGTGATTTTGGTTCTATTGTGATGTCTATTATTTTAGGATTAGGACTTGCTACATTATTTAGAAAAGTTTGCAATGACAGAAATTGTATGAAATTTCAAGGGCCTTCGATTGATAAAATAAAAGGGAAAATATTTAAATACGAAAATAAATGTTATACTTATAATCCAAATATAACCAAATGCGACGATAAAAGAAAAATTATTCCTTTTGCGTAAATTAATGATTTTACCAATATTTATAATGATATATATGTCATCGACTACCAATATTTCTGAATTACCAAATCAACATAGTCAAAACAACGTTGTTATGAATGTTAAAGAACATCAACAACCCGTTCAACAACAAGCATTTGCCCCAATCCCCAACAATCAAGCTCCTCAGAATACAATGGTTCCACAACAACAAATGGCGCCTTCAATGGTTCCACAACAAAATACTAATTTACAAAATAGAGATATTCCGCAAACAACCGAACAATTTAATTCTCAAGACCAAATTCGCCCCAATTATATTCCCGAACAGGATGAAATGGATGATTATATCGGCGACGAAGACACGTTGCATTCCATGATGCAGCAGAATAGACAACATGAAAATAAAAGAGATAGAATGGATATGTTATACGATGAATTACAAGGGCCTATAATGGTTATGGTATTATTTTTCTTATTCCAAATGCCTTTTGTTAAAAAGCTACTTTTAAAACAAGTCCCTACTTTATTTTCTACTGATGGCAATTATACTCTTACTGGATATGTCGCAACTACGGTTATGTTTGGCGCAACTTATTTCGGTTTTAATAAAGCAATTAATTATATGACGGATATGGATTATTGAGGATAAATTAAGCTCGACGATCTACCGTTGGCATAAAATGAGGCAGTTACCATTATACCCACAAACATTAACATCATTGCAACAATTATTATCGCCACGACTGACATTTCATAGTTAAGGGAAATAATCTTTAACTTAGTTTCAATTGTCCTTTATTTCATATTTTTCTCTCCCAAAACTAAATAATTTTAAATTTATATATCTAAAATTATTTTTGATAAAATGCATCCACCAAATGTTGGTGCAATACTTCTTTCTCTCTTGATTAGCGTCTTCTTTTTGTTTTTCTTTTTTTTCTACGTGTTTTTCTCTTTTTCTTTTTATATTTCTTTTTTTTAGTATAACACCACTCTCCGCCACTACCCATATCTACGTATTTACACATAGGGTCCTTTTTACACCTTTTTTTATTTATTCCATATTTACCTTTATAATATTTCTTACAATATTTTTTTTTCTCTTGTTTTCTTGCACTTTCCCATTTATCACCACCTCTTTTTTTACGCGTCCTTCTTCGGCGTTTACCACCGGTGGTTATTATTGTAGAACTTCCTGTAGAACTTCCTGAACCATCTCCTTTCGGATCTCTTGGGTCTTTCCGTGGTCCTTTTCTTGGTGGATCGCCTATTTCAATATATGTAGGGTGCTCTTTCATAACCCTCCTAGCCCAATCAATATGTTTTTTTATTACATATATCGATGAAACTAATGGGAATATATAAATAAAATTACCGGTTGATCTAGCTAAATGTCCAAATTGCGCCATTAATTGAACTACGAAATTATTTTGAACGTCATGGTTTTTATTTATAAACCAATTTTTCATTGAGTGCGTGACCTCATGTCCCCATTGTCTGAAAGATCTTGAAGAAGTTTCAGGTGCTGGAGGTGGTGCTACCGTTTCTGCTTCTATTGTTGCGATTTGTGTATCTGTTGCACCTGGTAAATAATTTCTAATTGTTTGTAACCACGTTATTCTTTGTTGTTGTTGTTCTGCTGCATTAGCCAGTCTAAAATTTTCTACTCCTGTTCGGAAAGCGTGCGATATGCTTTCTTGGGATAAGGCTTCTGTTCTATGCGCTTCAACTCCGGATTGATACTCAACCGCAGCAGTATTTTCTTCTATTATCCAAATAAAGGTACTTATAAAATCATACCAAAGGTATCCTTGAACACTAGTACATAATAAACAAGAAAAGGGTATAATAACATATAAATATAAATTATAAAACCATAATTCCCTATCTTTATTTTGAAAATTAGAGCTTTGTCTTAATTCATTAGTTGCTTGACCAAATATTCTTTGAGCAAGTTGATATAAACCTTCACTATCACCCGGAACGGATTCGTCTAGGTCTTCTGCTAATTGTTGAGCTCCTTGTATGAGGCTTTCTGTTGCTCCAATTCTTTTCCCCATTTTACCTAATTTTGTATTTAGACGGCGCCTAGAACTTGACCTTCTCGCTCTTTGTCCTGGCTTCTTCTTACACACAATGCATTTACCATCTTGGTCGAGTATACATCGCTGACACTTTCTGGGGGCACCCCCTGACATAGAATTTGTTTTTTTCAAAACATTTATTAAGGTTTCATATAAATTTTTAAATGTCTCTTGGTCTTTCTTTGGTATTTTATCTATATAATTTGTATATTCTTCAATTTTATTTATAAGATCTTTTGTCATATATATATAATACGCGTATATTTAAAAAATCAATTCTGTAATAATATTTCAATGGAATTAATAAATAATTTAGCTGAGAATTATCCTAAAAATAAAGAACCTCTCATTTATAATGTTGTATTGGAAGGTGGTGCTTTTAATGGTATATATTCTGGAGGTGCATTAATATTAGTAAAACAACTTGAAAAAAAGCACTATTTAAAAGTTAATAAATTATCTGGTGCCAGCGTCGGTGCTTTAATTTCTTTTTTATATTTGATGGATAAATTAGATACGCTACCTAAATGCTTTTCTAAATTAAGAAATTCATTTAGAAACGATTTCAATTTTTCTGTTATAGATGATATTATTAAAGACTACATAAATGATTTGGATGATGAAACGTTTGATACATTTAAAGACGGTAGATTATATATTACATATCATACTGATGCTGGTGAAAGAATTATACAAAGTAAATTTAACAATAAAAAAGATTTAGAACACGCTTTAATTAAATCTTCTCATTTGCCTTTTATTACTACTAAAAATTGTTATAGAGAATTTGATAATACAAAATATTTAGATGGTGGAACACCTTATGTTTTTAGAGATATAGGAGAACCGAATGGTAAAAAATACACCTTATATTTAAATAATACTATTTGGAACAGGTACCTTGTTGTAAAAAAAGAACATAATGCGTATGGTAGATTATTAGAAGGAGCATTAGACGCCCATAATTTTATATTAAAAAATCAGAAGGGTTTTTTATGTAGTTATATTGAAAATTGGAGCTCTACTGATTATTTTATATTGAGATCCAAAGAACTTTTTTTTATAACCTGTGTAATTTTTATGAAATATATTTTAATTATTAATAAATATTTGAAACCATTTATCAAAGATATAGTAATATATAAAATAGCACATTCATTTATAAAAGAATGTGTGACAGATTTTTTACTAATAAAATGTTTATAATATGTATATGGATAGATTCGATATAGAACGACAACTACAACGACAAGAACAACAAGTGGTCTCTTCAAAGGGTGTCGGAAAGCAAGAAATCATGTTTTGGAGATTTAATGATAACAACAATAGTCACGTATTTATCAAAGCTTTATTTTTATTATTATTATCAATATCAGGTGGATTTACATCGAAAACGTTAGGATGCGGAACACAAAAAGCATTTCAAAATATGACAACCAAACACATTATATTATTTGCTTTGATATATTTTACACTTGATATATCGGAAAGCGGCGATGCTCCTCCAATTCATCCAATCGTTCAATTGCAACAATCATTTTTCTTATATGTTGCGTTTGTTTTATTTACAAAAATGGATTTTTTCTTTACAATGATCTCGTTTGGTTTGTTATGTCTTAGTTATGTAATTGGTAATTATGTAAGCCATTTGGATTACAATATAAATAAATTACAACAAACTAAAAAAGATGCCAATGGTGATGACAAAACAATAAACGAGTATCAAATATTAAAAAATCAATCAAAAAAATATCAAATGTATGCAAATTATATTAGCGTTGGTGTTTTAATAATAGGTTGCGTATCATACTTAATAAAAAAGAAAAAAGAATATGGTTCGCGTTTTAGCTATGTTACATTTTTTCAAGGGGTACAAAAATGCGAGGGATTATAATTATTATATTTTAAATCTAATAATTATAATATTATTCCTGATTATTTAAATTGAATTCCAAAGATATTCGATTTTTTTCTTTTTTTTGTTTTCCTTTTTACATTTTTTTGCTTTTTTGATTTTTTTCCTTTTTTTGTTTTCTTTTTTCTTTTCTTTTTTTTTACATTTTTCTTTTTTTTGTCTTTCTTCTCAAATTTGTGTTCGTTTTCTTCGTGTGGAACATATCTTAAAAAATACCAATTCCATTCTTTACTTCCTCTTTCTCCCTTTAATCGGTTGAAATTTTTAGTTTTTTCGGATTTAATATCTTCCATGCTGTGTTGCTTGCCATAACAATTAATACTAAATCGTTTTAACAGTCCTTTTTGCTGTAATCTATTCTTTTCTTGAACTCTATATAGAAATTCGCTCATACAAGTAATACGTTCGATATTATAGTATTTCCTACCTCCATATAAGAAGGCTAAATAAAAACTAAGCATCGTATCTAGTGTCGCAATCCTGATGGTTTTTCCTTTAATATCTAATTCATTATAACTATGACACGCAAGTGGTTTATATATAAAAACAATACTCTCCGGTCCTATTTTAATTTCATAATGAGGTGCTATTATTTCCCCGATTCCATCGTGTTTTATTATCTTAATATCTTTAACACCAATTGAACTTAATTGTTCTTTTAAAATACGCGCGGTAGTTTCTGGTTCTTCGGAAAGAACATCGAAGTCTGGAATTTTTGGAATAGATTTTTTTGATATGGTATTTATATTTTTAAGATATAATCTATTTGCGTATGCTCCAAAAAATACGCAATTTTGGTTTATCAATGAATTCTTAGTTGTTATAAAGATTCTTTCTTCAATATTATTAATAAATATATCTTCTTGTGTTACATTTCCTCCTTTCATTATAGTTTTCTTTAGTCCATATTCAAATAATCGTTGTATTTCATCTATATTGCATTTTTTACCTCGCAATGGATAATGTTTATTAAAAAGAGATAATCTTTTTAATACTTTTTCCCAACGACTTACATCCCCATCTGGTCTAGATAATTCAAGATACATTGACATTCGCAAATAGTTGATCGCACAATAATATATTCCATTTACTTTGCTGGAATCTTTCATTATTCTATCATACAACTCTTTCGGTAAATATGTTATATCTGCGACCGGAATATAATTTACAAATACTTTGAATGTTCCTGCGTGCATGCCAGATTTGGCCTCTACTTCAGTATATCCTTTATCGTAATATATATCTGCTAAAATTTTCGCATCTTTTAAAGGTTCTGGTGAATAAAAATCATAATCAGGCAATTCAATTTCTTTATTGTAAAATTGGTCATTTCTTGGTAATAAATTATTTATTGCTGTTCCACCATAACATATTCTTTTTGTATCCCTTAAAAAATTTTCTACTATTTCTATTATGTTAATTACTTCTGGAGAATTCATTGTTTGTCTACCTTGTTTTGATGTTATTCTATCTACCGCATCTCTTAATATTGATAATTCTTTTTCTTCGAATGTTAATTTATCATTAGAATTCATATATATATAATAAATACATATAAAAATTAAAACGTATAAGATTTTCCAGTAGTTGGATCTACACGTTTCTTTGTTTTATTTAATCCTTCCCCTGTTTTATTAATTTGTATTGGTTTCTTAGTAGTTGTTCGTATGCGTCGCATATCTTTCTCTTTTAATACAATTTGTGTCCCTTTTTCTCTAAAAAATTTCATATGGTCTTTTAACGAATCAACCGCTAAACCATAATTCATCATTATAAATTGGACTCCAAATGCCCGACAAGCTGACGAACTTAACTGTGTCGCCGGATGAGTATCGTCGGGAACAACCAGCGCAAGTTTGTCTTTATTTTTTTCAGTGTAATCTTGCCCTTTGCGTGTTTTTACCCCATCACTTGTTTCTTTACGTAAATTTCCTGAAACTGATAAATTTACCAATTGATAAAATTCGTTATTATCTTTATAATTTTCACAAAAATCTTCAACCATTATAACAACTTTCCCTTTCAAATCTTTCAATGGCATTAATTCTATTTTTTTCCTTTGTGGTTTCACCAGTTTGCCTTCTTGTGCGTATATTGATGGCAACAATCGATTACTAAATGCTTTATGTAATTCCTTTTTTAATACATCAAATACTGCTGGTTCTTTAGTTTTTATTCTCAAATTTATAAATATCGGATCTAAACTATTTGGTGCTACTGAAAACCCGTACGCATTTATCATGTTAAATGCTTGTGTTATATTTACATGATTATAACTTCCTTTTTGAGTTATTGTAGTATCATAGCATTCAGATTGAGTCGTTATTTTTAATGGGTTGTGCCCGCTTGCTATTACAACCGACCTATTGGGAAGCATATATATTTCAAAATCGACTACTCTTATTCCTCTTTTTAATACCATTTTTAATGGTTCTAAACTTACTTCATTATCTTTTGTGTTGATACTACAGCAAGTATTATAGCTTCCAGCAATATGAAAATCCACTAAAGCGTAAGTATTGATCTCTTTTGTAGTCACTGCCGATTGAACTTGTATTGATTGGCTTTTTAAATATTTGGCAAGTCTATCGATCTCACCATCTGGTGCATACAATTTTGTTCTTGCTATATATGTCACAACCGCAATCAATGACGCTATAAACAAGGTCCAACCAATAATATAGATATTTCTTTTTGATAATAAATTATCGAATATATCTTTAAAACTCATAATATATATATTATTATATAAATAAATAATATATATTATTTATATTATGACTGGTGGATTAATGAATTTAACAGCTCAAGGCAATGAAAATATTATTTTAAACGGTAATCCAAAAAAAACTTTTTTTAAAGCCGTATATGCAAAACATACTAATTTTGGATTACAAAGATTCCGTATAGATTTTGAAGGCAATCGTGTTCTGAATTTTACTACACCAACCGTATTAGATTTTAAAATACCAAGATATGCTGAAATGTTACACGATACATATGTGGTTGTTACTCTTCCTCATATATATAGCCCCCTTGTATATGATGGCACAGCTGAAATCGGACGAAATTTAGTTCCCTATGAATTTAGATGGATAGAAGAAATCGGAACCAATATGATTTCAGAAGTAGAAATTTATAGTGGCGGCATCACTTTAGCGAGATATTCTGGCGAATATATTTCTTGTTTAAAAGAAAGAGATCTGTCTTTGGCTAAAAAAAACCTATGGAACAGAATGACTGGAAATATACCAGAAATATATGACCCAGGAAATTCAAATGGTAATGTCAATGTTTATCCAAATTCAATGTATATGGATGAATCAGGGGTCGAGCCGTCCATTCGCTCTAGAAAATTATATGTTCCTTTAGATTCTTTTTTTTGTCAATCAAGCAAATTATCATTGCCTTTGGTTGCTTTACAATATTCCGAAATTTCTATTCGCTTAACTTTTAGACCTACATATGAATTATATAGCATTAATAATATTAATGATATTCAAGATGATTCTTGTATTAGTTATCGAATTCAACCCAATCCCAACGAAATCAATAATCAATTATGGAGATTCTTACAACCTCCACAAGATGTAGCCGCGTCACACGAATTTTATAATACAACCAGAAACGATTGGAATAGCGACGTTCATTTAATATCCACTTATATCTTTTTAGATCAAGCTGAAAGACAAATGATGGCCGCTCAGCCACATAACATATTAATTAAACAAGTTCATACATTTGATTTCTTAGGACAATCCGGTTCAAAAGTTTTAAATCTCGAAAGTCGGGACTTAGTTTCTGGTTTAATGTTCCGATATCGAAGAAGCGATGCTAAATTTAGAAATGAATGGTCTAATTATTCCAATTGGGCTTACAACAATGTTGTTCCACAACAAATTTCAGATGAACTTCCCTTATTAGCAGGAAATGAAATTCCTAATCCAAATAATTTCCATATTACTGGTGCTATTGGCGAATATCCTTATAATCAAAAACATATTTTATCAGATTTCGCTTTAATTATGGGAGGCGTTTATAGGGAAAATTTATTAGATTCTGGTGTTTATAATTATATTGAAAAATATGTTCGCTCAGTAGGCGGGGCAAAAGATGGATTATATTGTTATAATTTTGGTTTAAATAGTGAAAAAAAACATTATCAACCATCCGGTGCCATGAATGTAAATAAATTCGGTTCCATTGATATTGAATTCAATACTATCGAACCACCTTTTAATCCTGAAGGTGCTATTGTTGATTTTATTTGCGATACTAGTTCTAATCCGATTGGTTTCCGTAAATCAACTGGTTCATTAAATACATACAATTATGATTTAAGAATATTCGAAGAACGTTATAATGTTCTTGTCATCAAATCCGGAAGGGTAGGATTAATGATGGCGCGTTAATATAATTTTAGTCTAACTATATATTATATAGATATGCCTCCCAAAAAAAGTAAACCCAATAAAACCAAAAAAAGAGAAAAAAGAGAAAAAAACCGGACATGGTCACAGCACAACCAGCGCGTCGGACCATTTACAAGTGTAGCAAATCCTTTCCCTATACGTGGAAGGAAACATTTAGCACCGGAATTAGAAACGGAACTTAGGCATTCCGTCGCAACGAACACCCTCCGCAATAACCCCCTAGTATTAAGCCCTATTACTGTTTCAAATCCTCAATATTTTACTCCAAATGAAGATGGGTCGGTTACAATCAATACGCCTACCACTAGACGTACAGAGGGATTGTCACCACAAGGTGACACACGAGATGCCTATAATCCCCCTACATTATTGAACTATCGAGGACAGCAAGTACCACCAAATGATTTGATACATACCAGAAGAAGTCCTCTAAGTTATCCAAACAGTTATCCTGGAAAGCCAGAAACTGGCATAAAAGCTAGCAAACAAGCTGCTTTGGCACTGATCCACAGACCAGAACCAAGATACTTAGGTGGCAGAAAACGCCGCAAACGCAAGAAAAATACACGTAAAAAAACGCGTAGTGGAGGAAAACGTAAGAAAAATTCACGCAAAAAAAGAAGAACTCGTAGAAAGAGGAAAAAAACCCGCCGTTAATATAATATTTAGTCTAACTATATATTATATAATTAATGTCCTCGAAAAAAGCAAAAGAAGCGATGAAAATTTTAGGTTTAACCAATATAGAAGTTAATGATGAAGATTTGGATGAACACATGGAAATGCTTGAAAATATGGTATGGAATCCAGAAACCGAAACATACGAAAAAACAGAAGAAATTAGTTTGATTCCCAACACCTTCGGAAGCATGGCTAATTCAGATTCTAGTAGTTCATTAGAATTACTAACAGAAGAAGATGATGATGATGTAAGAAGTCGTCGTAGTTCATTTTCTTCAGATGGTTATGTATCATCTGGATACGGTTCGGATAAAGAACGTCATATACCAGATACATCTGCTTGGCATGCGAGAAATGCTGCTATAGATGATGCAAATGAAAGACATAATATGAGAAGAAACTTAAGTCAAGCTGAAGCAAATCAACGCTGGCATAACCACGATGATGGTATATTTTCTGACTCTGAAGACCAACGAGCATATGATGATGACACGAATGAAGCATACGCACAAATGGAAGAAGAAGAAGAAGAAAAGAAAAAACTAGCAGCTAAAAAAACAGCAGCTAAAAAAACAGCGAATGTAGATGAATTAGCAGGTTCTTTATCCACAATGACCGTTTCTGCTTCTAAAAAGGGTGATAAGTTTACAACACGACGATTAAAAGATGGTAACACAGATATAAAAGGGAAAAATGATAAATGGTTACGATATAAACAAAACAAGAGAACCGGTGAACTATCTAAGGTAAATCCTAAAAATTATACAACTGAAGGAGATAAAGTATTTAAAAGTATCAAAGAAAAAAATAGTAAAAAAGGAGGTAGAAAATCAAGAAGAAAGCGAAAAAAGAAAACGCGTAAAAAGAAAGGTGGAAAAAAGAAAAAATCAAGACGAAAACGGAAAAAGAAAAGAAAAACCCGTCGTTAATATAATATTTAGTCTAACTATATATTATATGGATAAACTAGGAACAAAATTTGATACAATTACATCTAAAAATGGAATTAAATATGACCTTTTTAGATTAGATAAAGATACCGGGGTTGATAAGTATTTAGAAGGTAAAAAATTTAAATGGAATGACAATGTTATTCATTCAGCATGGAATAAATTAGGTGAAGAAGTAATGAGAATGATGAAAGCTCAAGTTCCAGATAGTAAAATTACAGAAAAAAATTATCAACAATGGGTTGATGTTGTAGAAGATGTTTTTAAAGAATATAAATGTGACCCAAATGTTAAAGATGCTTTATGCAATTATATTGATAAAAAACCAATTCTTATTCCAAATTATCAATTTAGTGATGACAATGACGAACATCAATATATTAAAATTCAACATGCAAAATCAAAAGATAATCCTCTATTAAATGCAAAAAAAAGATTAACAGAACGAGAAAAACGTCTAGATATGTTAAAAAAAATGGGAATTACACCTCCCCCTCCTCAAGCACCAGTAGAAAAAAAACCTTCTGTTCTAGAATTAGATTTAAAGGAATTTTGGGAAAAACTACAATCAAAAGGAAAAAGAAAAGATTTTACTTATGGAGAAATGATAGAATTAGTAAAAACATATGATTCATTGGTATCAAAACATGGAAATTTTGAAGACTTTCATACATACGATAAAGTATATTCGCAACTACTTGTTGATACTGGTCGTGCTAGAGATACTGTTAAACACAATAAAAAAAGAGGTAAACAAATATTGGATACTATAACTGAGATTAAAAAGAGAATGGAAGATATAGAATGGATGCATGCATTTATAAATGATAAGAAAAATGCTAAATTTTATTATAAAACAATGGGCAGGTTCAAAGAAGGTAAAGGTGGAAAAATACATTATTATCAAGACGAACCAGATGATAGTGAATCCAATAAAAATTTAGTTGACAGGGAATGGAGCCAAAGGATGCGAGCGGATATTAAAATATTAAAAATGGCGTTGGATGCTGATATTGAATTAATAAAATATAATTTAAATTTAACCAACGACCCAGGAAACAAAGAAAAACTTCATGAAAAACGTCCTCCAAAATTTGTACCTCCAGCTAAAAAAAAGGCACCATCAAAACAAGTTGTTTTGGGAGATGGTAGTGGTGCTATGAGTGTAGGAGCAACTTCACAAGCGAAACCTTCGTCTGATTATGAACCAGATGAATTATTGAAATACGGATGGAAAAAACTAGAGCATCCAAAACATCAAGGTAAATATGTTTACTCTAAAAATATAAAAATTTGGGCACATGATAAGAATTCAGTATTAAAATATCTAGAAGTTGAAAGAGCAAAAAAGAAAGGTGGTAAAAAATCAAGAAGAAAACGTAAAAAGAAAACACGTAAAAAGAAAGGAGGAAAAAGAAAGAAAACTAAAAAAAGAAAAATGCGTAAAAAAAAGAAGACAAGACGTTAATTATATATAATATTTAGTTATTATATAAATGAGTTCAATAACTGCAGGAATGGCAAATTTAGGTGTTTCGCGCCCAGGGACCGCGAGAAACTATCCTCCCAGCATCAAGGGTTCGAGGAAAACATATATAGCAGCAAACAAACCGGTATATTCGAATGTCATGGGTAGAAAACTTGATTACGGTACTGGTACAAGAACCGCACCAGGTGGTAGAAATAGAAGACGTAAAAAGTCAAGAAGAAAATCCAGAAGAAAATCCAGAAGAAAATCTCGTAAAAAGAGAAGACGTGTCAACAAGAGAAGACGTAGTCGTAAAAGAAGACGATAAATAAAAATGTATATTTTAAAATTTAATATATATTTTTAAATTTGAAATGATTTGGGAGAGAAAAACTCTATATATTTTTTAGTTTTTTAGACCAAACAAGATGTTGTCTACATATAGGACAAGTCATATTTTTTTTATCAACCCACTCTAATATACAGTTAGTATGAAAATAATGGCCGCAAGGCAATTTGGCTTGATTTTTTGTTAATTTATCCAAGCAAATCGAACAGTCGTCTTCTACAAATCGGAGGGACCCTTCAGGATCGTAAAAAATAATAGGAGTTACTTTGGGACTTTTGAGTGGAAATAATTTTCTTACAAGAAACATTTATAATAATATATAAAACTATTTTTATTATATATATTAATGAGTATAAATCTAGGTGCGCCTAAAAGCAATGATGATGAATATTACACGCCTCAATATGCTATAGAATTATTAAAAGATTATTTACCCGGGAAAAAAAAAGTTTGTTGGGAAAGTTTTACATCGGGAAATCATGAATATATTGAAAGTCCCAAGTATATCAAATCGCTTGGATATGACGTAATTGCCGACGGGGAAGATTTTTGGACGTCAAATAAAGGAGATTGGGTATGTAGCAACCCACCATATCATACCCCAAGGGGAGAAAAGAATATAAAAACAAGAATTATAGAAAGATTATGTTTATTAGATAAACCGTTTTGTTTATTGCTGCCAACATTATATTTGCATACTAAAACTTTTAAAGAAGTAAAAAAAAGATATGGAAATTTTCAAATTATAATGCCTTCAAAAAAAATACAATTTTATAAAGTAATAGATGGTAAAAAAGTACAACCTAAAAAGGGTTGTAATTTTTATACATTATGGATATGTTACAAAATGAATTTACCTAGCGATTGGATTCTTATTTAGCGCTGAAATCCCAAATAGCATCATAATTAATTGGTCCTTGTTTTGGATTTGGATCTTGTGGTTTATAGTCTGTTTTATATGCTGTTTTTGAACCACCTAATCTATTATCGTTTGCTCCAAACAGTCCAGTGGTTGCTTTTGTGGCAAATAATCTAGATTTCGCATATTTTTCAGTCTCACTAGTTCTGGTATAATTATTGGCAAGAGCATTTAAATCGCGTCCCTGTTCGTCAACTTCAACTAAAACTTTATTACAGTTGGATACGCAATGTGCTTGAGTATAGCGACACCCATCTCTTTTTACATCATAAGGATTTCCAGGCCCGCTTTTATCATAGTTTTCATAATCTTTTTCGAATCGGTCTTTACATCTATAACTACATTTTCTATAAAATTTATCTTGTCCTTCTACTACCATTCTAATTATATCTTTACCACAATTGCCATCTATTAAACTAGGTTTTACACAATTTTTAGGACAAAATAAATCTTTCTGACTTGTTGCGCTTATAACTTCTGCTTGAGGAACTCTATTTTTTGGTTGTTGTTTCATAAATCTTGGTTCTATTTTGTATGGAACTTTTTCAGATATTTTTTTAAAATTGCTTTCTTTATTTTCACCAATATTTATTGGTTTAACGGTGAAAGTTATAGCTTTAATTTTTGAAATAGCTTTTTCCATCATTTTTGCCAATTCTTCTTTTTTCTCATAACCAAGCGTATTCGCTATTTTTTTAGCGATTTCATCGTTGAATTTCTTGTTAAAATATGGATCAGTATCTAAACCTGCTAAAAAATCGTCTTTATGAGTTTCTATTATATCACTTGCTGGAATACCAGAGGCTGCTTCTTTATGAATTAAATAATATCCGATACTTCCAGCGTATTCAAAGCCTTTCCATTTATCATCAAATAATTCTTTGGTAATTTTTTTAATTTCTTCTGGACTAGAATTTACAGTTTCAGCATTTTTGATATTGGTAAAATACATTTTCAGTTTATTTTCAGTATATTCTACCCGTTTCGAATCTCTTGTTGAGGTAAAACTTTCTATTTTATTAGACTGTTTTGGTATGAATTTAATATAATCTATTTTTCTTCTTCCACGAGATTTATCTTGAGTTAAATCGTTATAATTAGCGTAATTTGTTCCCAATACTTTTAATTTATCAGAAGAAACCCCTTCGTTTTGTAAATTATGGATTAGTTTTTCATTGACGTAAATTTTTACATCGTGACCTTGTTCTGAGCTTTTCCTTGTTTCATATTTAATTGTATACGGACCTTGTTCTAACATTCTTTTATATCGTTTCCCACTTTTCCCTTTAAATATTGAACCGTCGGCAGAATAACCATCTCTATAAACACCCAAGGCTAACCCATCCCCGTTTGGGTCGGTTGAAAACCCCCAATTTCCTTGAACTGTGCTATGAAGTATTTGGCCTGGTGGTATTGCCAATTCTACATCATAATCATCAAGCCTAGGAAAAACTATTTGTTGAAACTTATTATTATCAAACATTTTTTCTCTATTTGAAACAAAAGTATCAGGAAATTCACCAGTATGAGAGTAAGTAACAAGTGCTTTTCCGAAATGATAACTTACAAATATAAAACTTATTACACAAATCAACAAATATACTTTCCCCCATATAAATAATACTTGACCTTGAATCGCATCTAATATATTATCCGACATTATATATATATTTGCGAATATTTTATATGTTACAAATTTAATGTTTAATCAAATATTAAATTTGTATTATCCCAAAGCATCCGGGCGTAAATGTGGTAATGTTGAATCTTTATCGCAAAAACTCTCAGATACATTATAATTTTCAGTATAATATCTTTTTGCATCTCCAAATATATGTGATACAACCCAAAGGATTGCTATTGTTGACACTATTGTCATTATTGTTTTCCAGTTATTTATTATACCATCTTGTAATTCATTAAATAAACTCATATATATATCAGAATTATTTTTATTTAGCTCCTAAAATACTTTATTTTTTTTATTTTATAATATTTGTTTTTATTATATGTCAAAAACAGTAAATGATAGTGAAAAACCTGATTTGGAAAAAGATCATAAAGAATTTTTAAAAATGAAAGAAAATTTAATTAATAATAAAAATGAAATGGTTTCGGAAGACGACCCAATTGCAAAGGAAATGAAAGCCGGTAAAAAGCCAGATAAATCTAGTGTAGAAAAAGGACAATCACAAGAAGGGTTTTCGAACCAAGAAGGGTTTAGCTTTAAAAAAAAAATACCTAAACCAACACCGGGAAAGCAACGATGGTACATGCCCATTTTTGTCTTTTTCGGAAGTGTTTTTTTAATGCCTTTTATTGCATATTATAGTGTTAGTTTTCTGGCATTATTAAGAGGTTTTAAAACCGAACGCATGGTTTCTGGATTAGACAAAGAAAGGTCGCCGTACACTAATATTGGGGCAAGAACTCCCGAATTTGCGTTTGAAGAACAACTCTGGTCCATGAAAAGACACGGATTTCCTTATAATTTTCATGAACCAGATTATCCCAATTCTCTTTTTTCAATTTTCTCAAGATACACCATTGAATCTTGGGTTTTAGCCAGACATTGGACCGACTACGCCATTCAATTTGCTCGCAATATTGTCCCATATTCCATACAACCAAATTATTCTGATGCTGAAAAAAGTAAAATGTTTCATTTATTGGAACTTTTAAATGTTTTTGTATGGACTCCCCTTGTATTATTAGTGGTCCTTGCTTTTGGAATATTGCTAGGACCATTATTGGTGTCATTAAAAGCCGTAATGAATAGTAGTCTTAGATATAAAGAGTTTCCTTTCATTGATTTTAAATCTTTGTGGGCAACCACTATATACTTTGGTCTCAATATAATCCCATATTATGCGTTGATGCCAATATATTTGTTATGGTATGTCTTAATTAAACCTTGGAATACACTGCACGCCACAGGAAATTCTGATTGGATAAAACATATATTGCAAAAAAATTATATTTGGATATTCGCCATTGGTTGTATTGCCTCCGCTGGTTCTGTTTATGCCGAGTATAAAAATACCGATAAAATGTCTTTGTTTTTAATACCACTTTTCCTATCAGTATTTTTTCCATTTATTGCTTGGGGCGGAGCTATTCCTTGGTGGAAAACCATAAAAACAAGAGAAGGTAATGTTTGGAACTTTTCAGTTCCAGCTGCTTCGCGATTATCTACTTTATTATATTCTTCAAAAGGCAAAGATAAAGAAGAAAGAGTTGAAGACAAAGACCCTATTCATAATATACTTTGGCCTCTTGAAAGTTTGGGAATTTTTAACACGATTTTCATCTATCTTGGGATTGGCTCAAAACAAACAAATGATAAATCCAGAAAAAAATCTGGTGCGGGCGTTAGTTCGCCGCCTAAAATAAATCCATTATTCGGTTCAATCGCCAAAGCAGCAATTAAATCAACCCCACAAGGTAGAGCAGCAATGGCAGTAACAAAAAAAGCCGTGAAAGTCGCGAAAGTCGCGAAAGCCGCGAAAGCCGCGAAAGCCGTGAAAAAAGCAAAATAACTTTATAGTATTAAAATTATTAATTAAAGATTAATTATAATTTTAATTTAATGGGAAAAAAAAGGAAAAAGCCAATTACAAGAGAGCAGCCGTTTGTAAGCGTATGCACTCCAACATATAATCGCCGTATTTTTATATCACAAATGGTAAAAAATGTTGAAAAGCAAGATTATCCAAAAGATAAATTTGAATGGATTATTATTGATGATGGCAGTGACCCGATTGAAGATTTGTTACCAAAAGATTTTGAAACCGAATTAAATATCAAATATTATCGCTATGAAGAAAAAATCAAATTAGGGAAAAAACGCAATTTGATGCACGAAAAATCATCTGGAGAAATATTAGTTTATATGGACGACGATGATTATTATCCACCAGATAGAATATCCCACGCTGTAAAAAAATTACAAACAAATCCTGACGCGTTATGCGCTGGCAGTAGCATTGTTTACCTATATTTTAATGATTTAAAAAAAATATATCAATTTGGTCCATACGGCCCAAAACATGCAACCGCAGGGACTTTTGCTTTTAGGAAAAAATTACTTGATATAACTTCGTATGAAGATGATGCCGATATGGCGGAAGAAAAACATTTTTTAAAAAATTATACAATTCCATTCGTCCAATTAGATCCCGTCAAAACTATTTTAGTATTCGCCCATCAATTCAATACTTTTGATAAACGAAAATTATTAAAAAACCCACATCCTAACTTTGTAAGAGAAACTAAACTAACGGTGAAAAATTTTTTAAAAAAAAATAAAGAAGCCATAAATTTTTATATAAATGTATAATATAATGGTTGTAAAAACATTAAAAAACATTATTAAATTGGTTGAAAAACAAAACCCTATATTGCGATTAGTTCTTTATGTTGGAATCGCGGCTTGTATTTACCAATTAATTTTATTGATTCAATGGAAAGTAGCCGAACAAGGACTATTCGTCCAAGAACCATTTACCGGTCAAGGAAAAGAAATGGTATTGTTTCATATGAATGGATGCGGCCATTGTAAGAATATGATGCCAGAATGGAATAAGTTTCAATCATCATATAAAAAAGCAGGAATTAAGGTTAGTAAAGTCGAACGAGCTGAAAACCCAAAGGCAATGGAAAAATTAGGAATTCAAGGATTTCCTACTATTATGTTGTTACAAAATGGCAAAAAAATTAAAGATTATCAAGGCGAACGCACCGCAACTGCTTTTAAAAACTTTGCTAATCAAGCTTAAGTTATATAATCAATAAATCTATAAAATCTTGCGATATCTAATTTATTTATCTCATAATTTTCATTATCGAAAAAATCATATATGGCATCGATACTATACTTATTTTTTAAGAAAATAAAATACGAAAATAAATCTTTTTTATCCATATTTAATTGTTTGCATAAATTTTGTATGAATAAACTATTGTTATATTCGGTTGAATATTTCGTCAATACTTTGGTAAATCTAACTTCCGATGGATTATACGAAATTTTTTTTTCCTTTTTATATTTTTTATGAAACAAATAATTATTATAAAAAGTTTTTATCAACGAACTCATTTCATTGAAAATCCATATTTGTTTTTGAAATGTAATCCTATCTATATAATCAGAGAAACATATGTTATTTAAAACGTTAATATAAAAATCTATAATTTTCCGTTTATCTTTTTCATCAAAAGTATCTATTATATTTTCATGAAATAATAAAGCAACGCTCGTTCTATCGGTTTCATTCATTATTAGCGAATGTTCTGATATTTCATAAAAATTATTTAACAATTTTTTTGTTATTTCTTTTGTATCTTCATTGTAATTTTTTTTCTGAAACATATTTTGTATTATTTTATTTTTCAAAATTGATTGATGATTTTGATATATATCATATGTTGATTTTAACTTTCGCAAATCTCCTTCAATAAAATTAACTATATTTACTAGTAAATTCTGATCCATAGTAGGCATTAGTAAATTAATAATTTTCTTAATTTCTTCTGTTGTTGGTTTTTTTATTTCAAATGTATTACATATTTTCATCATTTCTTTTATTTTTTTATCAATATGATAATTTCCAATACATATTATCGGGATCATTGTTATTTGTTCTTTTTTTTGTTTTTTTGTTTTTTTTGGTCTAATTAATTTAATTAATGAATTTATCCCCCCTTTATCACCACTATTCATACCATCTATCTCGTCCATTACTACTACTATTTTCTTTTTCTGCCCCTTAAACAAACTTATTATATTGTTATCTGAAATATTATGTTTTGTTATTGTTTCTATTATGGATTTATTCCTTATGTCACCCGCATCAAATGTAATTATATCATAATTTAATTTTTTAAGACATTCTTTTACAAAAACACTTTTACCCACACCTGGCGCCCCATATATAAACACTCCTCTTCTTGTCAATAAATTCTTTTTATTTTCTTCAAAATATGTTAGAGATTCTATAAATTTTTTCTCTATTTCTTCCCTACCTAACAATGCGTTCAAATTTAATTCATCCATTGTTTTAATATGAAATGTTGTTTGTTTTTTATATATTAACCTAGTTATATTTTTAATAATACATTCAAACATTTCCCTGAACCTTGATTACGACAATACCATTTCAGAAACTCTTTGTATTTATTCCATTTTTTACCTTTATAAATAAATTTTTTAAATTTTTTATGTTTTTCTTTCGATAATTCGTAAGCTTTGTCGAATACAAAATATAATTTATGTCTTATAATATAACGCATATATGTATTAAAAGTATTATATCTAATTAAATTCATATTTGATATTAATATATTTTTAACCCTTATCTCCATATACATTTCCCAATTTTTTTTTGAACTACAATATCTCGCTGTCAATGATAAATATTCATGTATTTTTCTCAGCAATTCACACGGCAATTCATTCAATAACCTATAATTTATTGTATTCATTATATTAAATTAGTATAAATTAATAATAATTTAATTAGCATAAACCCTGTATATTTGTGATGCCATCCCATTCTACACCACATTGTTTCGCCCATTTGCATCTTTCTTTGCGACCAGCTATACCTTTATATTTTTTAGCAGAAAAGTTTGCTGGATCGGAACAAACACCAGTTCCTAAACCTTTAACATTTTTACATGTTCCATCATCCTGAACTTCGAAATAGTCCGGACACGGTGGTACATTAGAGGGAAACACTTGGTCTGCTTTAGCTCGCATCATCATCATTGCGACTAAAGCCATGAATATTATAAAAATTACAATTGCAGCATACGTAACGGAAGATTGAAAACTTTGCGCCATCTTATATAAATTAAATAAAGATTTTTTTTATATTTAATAAATATATAATGAGTAACGGTAGAATCAATATTATGGGTCCAAATACGGGTAATTTATATCAATTATACGACCAACCACCACTAGTCAACAAATCAACACCTTATAGAAACGCCATGAACGGCAATTGGGAAACTACCAAACTTTCAAATGCTTTTTTTTCCGCCGAAAACGTTCAAATTATACAAAACGCAATTAAAGCCGGTGTATACAGCCGTTCCAACTCACAATATGTTATTGGCAATCAAGACGAAGATACTTTAAAAATTATAATGAGAAGCACTTTCCTCCAATATTCTTCAAATCAACCTATCAATATTACTTCCCAAATCGAATCGCTAAATAGCCTCGTCATAGGATATGCTGTCCCTCAAATTTTAAGTGAAGCCGAAGGTTATATTAAATATAAAAAAGATGTAAGCACTTTAGCAGTTCCGCACGCAAGGCCTAAATCAACTTACCATTCCAACACACTATTCTTTAAAGGATTTTTTTAATTAAACATATATAATGTATAATTTATAATACATTATGTATAGACCAAAACACTTATATTATCACACATTGGACACATATTGGAATAAAAATATCATTATACCAGATGAAAAAATGTATGGTTTTTTTATTATGGCTTATTTTTGTGGGGTTGCCTTAGTCTTCTTAACCTTTGATTTCTTTTTTACAGCAGCACCATAAACTCTCTTATCTCTTTCTTTTTGATATTTCTTAAATGCTACTTCAAAATTCTCCAATTCTTCCGTCCATATTTTTTCAATTCCTTTCTTTTTCAACTGAATATATTGGTGCTCAACTTTATTTAGTTCTGCCTTCAATTTTTCCCAATTTTCTTCTTCCATGCTGTCTATTCTCATACTTCTCAAATACCCATAATCTTTGTCATCATCTATAATTTTATAATTTTTATTTTTCAAAGTTTCTATTACTACATCTTTCTTTACTTTAACCAGAACTATTGTTCCTTGCATTACTTCTGATACAAATCTCGCCTTCGATGATAATACATTCATTTCCCTCTCCAATATTTTCAATTGATATTCTTTCCTACGCGCGTATCCATCCAATCTTACTGGATAATACTTATTTACTATATCTTCTAAACCAAGATACTTTTTCAATTGTTGTTTTTCATCAAATAAATACATATTTGTCGCACTTTTTGAAGTTGTCAATTTCAATGTTTTTTCAAGCATATTTTGAAATTGGTCTACCTTTTTTGTTGCTAAATTTGACAACTGACCCGGTTGAAATCTAATTCTAAAATCGACCATCGATTCTGTCCCTTCATCTTTAAACGACTTAATTATAGGTTTCTTTTTTTTACCTTTCGGTGTTTTATCATCCATCAAATATTCTAAATGTTCTTTGAATTGTGTCGTCCATAAACCAACTGGTAATTCCGTCACTCTTATGGTGTCATGGCTCAGCGTCTGATATTTACCTTTTAACATATATTTATTTTCCGCTGTTTTTGTTATACTTCCTTTAAACCCTTCATAATATGGCACCCAATCAACCGTCTGCTTTTCCCCTTTCAAACGATTTTTCAAATATTTTGTTATGGTAAGCACATTATATTGCAATACCTCGTAACTAAATCCTGTCCCAATCCCCTTTCCACCATTTACTAGTATCATTGGTATAATTGGAAGAAAATGGTCGGGTTCCACTAAAATACCATCTTCGTTCAAATAATTTAAAATTTTATCATCCTCCTGTGGAAACAACATTCTTGTCAAAGTATTTAGCACCGTATATATATATCTTGGACTCGCATGATCGCTGCCCCCTTCTAATCTTGTTCCAAATTGGCCGTTTGGCATCAAAATGTTTAAATTGTTCGAACCAAGATATTCCTGAGCTAATTTTATAATCGCTCCCACCAAAGACATTTCGCCGTGATGATATTCCGAGGTTTCAGACACGGACCCCGCCAATTGAGCTACTTTTAATTCTTTCGTCAATTTTCTTTTAAAACACGTATAAGCAATTTTCCTTTGGCTTGTTTTAAATCCATCTATCAAATTCCCAATCGACCTTTCGCAATCATATTTTGAAAAATGTATCATTTCTTTATCTATAAAATCTGCTATTGGAATTATTTCCTTGTCTGTATCTAGACGGTTATTCGTATCATAATTTCCCAACCATTCTTTCCTATCATCAGCCCTTGCTTTGTTAAATACTTTATCAATTGAATCAATATCTTCAGTCGTATTACAATTAAATGATATGATTTTCTTATTCAGCATATATTCTTTAAATTCACTCGCCGTGCTTGTACCCAACCCTTTATAATATTTAATTTTCCAACCTTTCCCCCCATTATTCGCCTTCTTCCAAATTTCATACGCATTTTCATTATAAAATTGTTTCATACGCTTACCTTTTACCGCCTTTATAATCGGTGTATTCATATAGCCTATAAACCCATTTAGTTGAAACAATTCGCTCCATTGAGAATTAAAGAAGTTCAAACACAGTGCTTTAATATGTGACCCGTCCAAATCCTGGTCTGTCATTATCAATATCTTACCATATCTCAAAGCACTTTCTACATCTTTGATTGTTTTATATGTTTTACCCGTTTGTAAACCCATAATTTTCTTTATATTTGCGATTTCAATATTATTATTTATTCTTGCTTGTGGGGCATCCAATGTATTCATCAATTTCCCTTTCAACGGAAATACACCATACCAATCCCGATCTTTTTTAGATAAACCTGACATTACACCAGCCTTTGCTGAATCTCCTTCGCATAATATTAAAAAGCATTTATGACTTTCTGGACCCCCCGCTTTATTTGCGTCAATCAATTTTGGGATTCCTTTAATTACTCTACTTTTTTTACCGTCTGTTCTTTTAGCGGCTTTATTTTGTTTAACTTCGTTTAAAGATATGGCAGCATCCATCACACCCATTTTTGCCAACTTTTCTATCGTTTTATCTGTAATTTCAAATTTCGACCCAAATTTACTGACAGGGGTATTCATATAATCCTTTGTTTGACTATCGAACGCCGGGTTTTCGATCATACAATTAACAAATACAATCAACTGTTCCTTAATTGTCGTCGGTTTCACAGTAATCTTCTTCTTCTTTTTTATATATTCAATCATTTTTTTACATATTTGGTTTGAGATATAATCTACGTGTTTCCCCCCTTTTCCCGTATTAATACCGTTGACAAAAGAAACCTGTGTAAATTCGTCCAATGGTGACAATGTAACTACTATATCCCATCGTTCGGTCGATTGATAACATCTTTTTAATTCTTCCTTTTCCCCAATATACATATCAACGTATTGTTCGAATGATTTTATTGGCAATACTTCATTTTGTAATTTTACTTTCATTGTTTTACTTGTAACTGCCGCAATATCAAATGCGCGTTTCTGCAAATGATCCCATATACTATCTGTCATTCCATCCAATCCAAATAATTGG